GAGGGGAAACTACATCGAAACCTACGATGATGTTTTCTCCACATCTTTATGTTCAGAGTTAATCAAATTAGTTGAAGAAAAAAATGAAAGAATTGAAAACGAACATCGACCTAATTTTTATCAAAGGAATATAGGTAACATGCCAGAGTATTCTGGTATGTATAAAAAGTTTTCTGAACTTGGAATGAATTATCTAAAGGAGTTGGGATACTCTGATGATTTACTGCCGAGTAAATATGGATTTGAAGAACTTCGTATTAAAAAATACGATGTTGGAGATTCATTTAATAAACATGTTGATGTTGCAGATTATAAATCTGCACGAAGATGGATTGCCTTTTTGGTATATTTGAACGATAATTTCAGTGGTGGAGAAACTGAGTTCTATCCACATCAACAAGTAATTCATCCTAAGACTGGTAGAGTTTTAGTTTTCCCTTGTGTATGGACTTATCCTCATGCAGGCTTACCAATTAAAAATGGTACAAAGTATATTTTGACTACATATTTTCATTATATTTAAATGGATCGTATTGAAAAAGTTATCCTAAGAAATCTAGTTTATAACGAAGAGTATCTCAGAAAAGTATTACCTTTTATTGAACCAGATTATTTCAATGAAAGGAATGAGAGAGTTGTATTTGAACATATTACTAAATATGCTGCAGAGTACAATAGTTTGATAACGAAAGAAGTACTCCAGATTGAGATTGAAGACAGGCGTGATATCACACAAGATGAGGCCAAGAATATATACGGAACGATAAATGAACTGGAAGATATTGAATGCGACTTTGAATGGTTGAGTGACACAACAGAGAAATGGTGTCGAGACCGAGCAATCTATCTTGCTTTGATGGAATCAATCAAAATAGCAGATGGACAAGATGATAAAAAGAATAGAGACGCAATACCAACTATCTTATCAGATGCATTATCAGTTTCCTTTAATCGTAATGTAGGTCATGATTACTTAGAAGACTATGAAGAACGATACGAACTCTACAACAAAAAAGAAAGTCGAATTCAATTCGACCTTGAATACTTTAATAAGATTACGAAAGGAGGTCTACCAAACAAGACGCTCAATATCGCACTTGCAGGCACTGGTGTCGGTAAATCTTTGTTTATGTGTCATCATGCTAGTGCTGTTCTTTTAGAAGGTAAAAATGTTTTATATATAACTCTTGAGATGGCAGAGGAGAAGATTGCAGAACGTATAGATGCAAATCTTTTAAATGTAAATATACAAGAGATCACCGATTTACCAAAACCAATCTTTGAAGGCAAGGTGACAAACCTTGCAAAGAAGACTCAAGGGTCACTTATTATCAAAGAATATCCTACTGCATCTGCACACTCAGGTCACTTCAAGGCCTTACTTAATGAATTAGCCTTGAAAAAGTCTTTCAAACCTGATATAATATTCATAGATTACTTAAATATATGTGCATCGTCACGTTACAGGGCTGGATCAAATGTTAACTCGTATTCCTATATTAAGGCGATTGCTGAAGAGCTCAGGGGTCTTGCAGTTGAAGCTAATGTTCCTATCGTCTCCGCTACTCAGACGACTCGCTCTGGCTATGGTAGTAGTGATGTCGATCTTACTGACACAAGTGAGTCCTTTGGTCTTCCAGCCACTGCTGATCTTATGTTTGCTCTTATATCTACTGAGGAACTCGAAGCGTTGGGGCAGATAATGGTCAAACAATTAAAGAACAGATACAATGATCCGACTTACAATCGAAGATTTGTGATTGGAGTTGATCGAACCAAGATGAGACTATATGACTGTGAACAACAAGCACAGGATGATTTGCTTGACAGTGGACAAGAAGTAGAGTATAATGATGAGGGTAATAAAGTTACCAAAAAATTTGCTGAGTTTAAGTTTTAAAAATGTCTGGAGATTACAACACTCACAACGATCAACAACCTAATATAAATTACACAGATCATACAGTTGACCTTTCTAAGTACGCTTTATTCGTGGATGGTGTCACATCCGATCCCAGTAAGGATTATCAATCTTTTGTTGAAAGTTTGGATGACCTTGACGGACAGGGTTCCAATATTCACAGACTTCTTACTGCTGCTGTTGGTGTCAGTGCTGAAGGTGGTGAGTTTATGGAGATCGTTAAGAAGATGGTTTTCCAAGGTAAGCCTTGGAGTGACCACAATCGAAAACATCTTGTTATTGAGTTGGGTGACGTTATGTGGTATGTGATGCAGGCATGTATGGCACTCAACATCACACTTGATGATGTTATTGCTGGTAATGTAGAGAAGTTGAAGAAGAGATATCCAGGCGGAGAGTTTGATGTTTACAAATCAGAAAATCGTTTAGAGGGAGACTTATGATTAATTTGCGTGACGACATTTTAAAAAATCAAATAGCATACTATAATGGTTTGATTGCAAAACATCAACAGAATGTTGAAATATATTTGAATCAACCTGTAGGTATTGGTGAACATTCAGATGTTATGGGAACGATAGATGGTGAGATAAATGCCATTGCACAAGCACATGAGAAAATAGAAATTATAAATCATTACTTCCTTAATAGATAATAAATACTTAAAAATGTGTTGTAGTAATGAATTACGGAGTATTTAGATCTTTTGTTGAAGATGATGAAGAAAAAGATGTAATTGAAATTCTTGAGAATCTTGAATCAAGACAGGAAGTGAAAGATATAAAAATAAAAGCAGCAAATAAAAAAACAGTAATTTACATAGTTACATCAGAGACAAGATTTGAAACTCAAACACTTTTAAATGAACAGTTATCAAATGCTGGATTTAATGTAAATAAAGTATTTGTAGGAGCAATATCAAATAGTCAAGAATCTACTGAGTTTTTTTTACCATCTGGTGCTAAAAGGAGGATTGGATTCAAACCAGCGAGGGGTATGCAAGATACTACCTTTATGGCATCAATCACTGAGTTATTTCCAGCGATTGCTTTTATTAATAAAATAAGTCCTACTTTATCTGCGGAAGATTTTTATAACCGAATCTTTCAAGCTAATCCTTCATCATCGGGTGCTCCAGGCCCTTATGTGACTGGATCTGTAACTGATGTCACTAAAGGAAAGGAAATAATAGATAAATCAGAGCCAGGCCCAGATTTTAAGATAAGAGAAAAAATTACGAATGCTAAACATATAACTACATGGTTGATAAACCATAATCAAAAACATCCAATCGCAGAAGTTTATTGGGGATATCGTACAAAACCAAGAGGAGTAGACCCATCTAATCCAGGCGATATATTTCTTAAATATGCGAATGGTGGAATGTTAGGAGTGAGTTTAAAAGCTGGTGGAGCAGCAACAAAAGAACCAATTTTGAATACATATGTTAAACCTCTCTTTGATTATTTTGGAAAACCAAATGATTATTTGACATTAAAACAATCTCTTTATCCACAGTATCGAGAAGCTGGAGTAAGTGAAAGTGATCTTAGAACTAAATGGGGATCAAAAGCACTTGCACAACAACTTGGTGAATTTGAAAGAGAAAATGAATCAAAGTATAATGAATTGTATGATACAAATTTATCGTTGATAAAAAATGCAGTGATTAGATTGTTCAACTCTAATATTACCAAAACGAGAAATTTTATAAAATCTCAAATATTAAAAGATCATCTAAAGACTCCCTTTATTAAAGTTAAAGCGACTTCATCTACTGCATATGTGGACAATACATACGATCAATTATCTGCTGGATTAGAAGCTGCAACATCTATTGTTGCAAGTGCAGGCAGAGCAAAACAAGATTTTATCATAAAATTATCAGACGGTATTACATTAGACATGGAGTTTTCTGCAAGATCTAACAAATCAGGTTTCTTACACAAGTTAGGACAGTTTGAGAATCTTTCTGTTAAGTTCAATGCTATTAGTGGATATAGGAATGTTTACTAGAAATCAATGAAGAATACTCACCTCGAACATTTAGAAGACAATATCTTGAACGGAGGATCTCAAGGTGGTAAGGAAGCAGTTGCTTTTCTTCGATCCCTTGGAGATATGTTAGATCAAGGTATGGCAGACACTCGTGTTACAGTTAAGTGGGATGGAGCTCCTGCAATAATTTGTGGTGTGAATCCAGAGAACGGAAAATTTTTTGTTGGAACTAAATCTGTATTCAATAAGGTTAATCCAAAGATTGCATACTCTGAGGGAGATGTTGAGAGTATGTATCCGCCTGGGCAACTTGCAGAGAAATTAAAAGATGCGTACAAATATCTTTCACAATTATCAATTTCAAATGTAATACAAGGTGATCTTTTATTTACTGATGATAAGTATGAAGCTGTAATAGGTGGTGACAATTGTATCGCATTTCAACCAAACACAATTGTGTATGCAGTTCCAAAAGATAGTGAGATTGGAAATAAGATAGAAAGTGCAAAGTTTGGAATCGTCTTTCATACATCATATGATGGAAGAAGTCTAGATGCAATGTCTGCTAGTTTTGGAAACATTGGTGTTCAAGGAAATACTAATGTATTTGTTACATCATCTGATTTTAAAAATGCATCAGGTGAAGCAAATATGAGTGCTGCTGAAAAAACAGTTTATACAAATCTTGTCAACAAAACTGAGGGATCTTTGAAACAAGCTTCTCGTTTTCTTGACATGATGAAAACTAATGATATGAATAAGTTTAGTTTAAATATCATGTTTAAAACTTTCTTTAACAGGTATGTTCGTCAAGGTAAAAGTTTAGTTGGTGCTCGTAATACT